TGGCCCGACACCACGAAGGTTTTTCGTGGGGTCACAGAGAGGAAACAGGCCGTTTAACAAACCATGGCTTTAACCAACTCAGAACTGGGTTTGGCGCTCGGCGTCACCGCGCAACGCATCTCAGTCCTTCGACGCGAAGGCATGCCGACCGACAGCATCGACGCGGCTCGGGCGTGGCGGGAAGCCCGGGCGAACGTGCAGCGGGCCGCGGCACCCAAGGCCGCACCGGCGCAGCTCGATGACGGCTCCCTGGCTGACACGATCAGCGAACATCGGACCTTGGTCAGTCGGGCGCGTGGCGTCTGGCAGGCCGCGATGGAAGGGGGCGACCCGAACCAGGGGAAGTATCAGTCGAGTTATAACGCCTCACTGAAGACGCTCGTCGCCCTCGAGGAAGAGCAGGAGCGTCGGCTCATCCTCACGAAGGACTTCATCTCCGCGAAGGAAGCCACCGAAGCCATGCGGGACATGACGGCGGGCATCGTCAACCGACTGGATAAACTCGCCCTCGATGTGGCAGAAGGATGTAACCCCGAGAACCCGGCGAAGGCTGTAAAAGTTCTGGAGGCTTGGGTGCGCCGCGTGAAGGCAGACCTGTCCACCGATGAATAAGGCCGACTTGCTCCGCGTAGGCCGTGACGTCCTGCGTCCGTCAGACTCGGGCGACGTCGTCGAGTGGCTCGAGTCCAACGTCCACGCCATCCCTGACTCGCCGATGCCCGGGCCGTTCCGCTCCGAGCGCACGCCGTGGGTGGCCGAGAGTCTACGCATCGCCGCCGATCCCGAGACCAAACTCCTCACCGTCCTCGCCAGCATCCAGTCGGGCAAGTCCCTCTTCGCGCGCCTGTTTACCTGCCACATAATCGCGAACGCTCCCGGACCCTGCATGCTTACCCAAGCTACGGACCCCGAGGCGCGCGACTTCAGCCTCCGCTACCTCCGCCCGGTCTGGAACAACTGCCCGCCGGTGAAGGCGCGTCTCTCGGGCGACGACCTCGACCGCTCGACGACTGCGGACTTCGACCGCATGACGCTCTACTGCCGAGGCATCTGGAACGAGGCGAACCTTCAGCGCTTGTCCCTGCGTTACACCATCGCCGACGAGTGCTGGATGGCACCGCCAGGACACCTCGCCGAACTGAGCGCGCGCGTGACGGCGTTCGGCTGGATGGGCAAACGCATCTTCATGTCTCAGGGCGGACGGGCTGGTCAGGAGTTCCATCAGCTGCACGAGACGACGGACCAGCGTGACTGGAATATGCGCTGCCCGAAGTGCGACCACCTTCAGCCGTGGGTCTGGGAACAGATCAGGTTTCCCGAGGATGCCAAGGCCACCGGCACATGGGACTTGCACAAGGTCAGCGTCGGCACGACCTACGAGTGCGCGGCCTGTCGGACGCTCCTGCCCGACACGAACGCCAGTCGCCTTGAGGCTAACGCGCGTGGAACCTTCGTCGCCACATCGGCCGCCGCAAACTCTGGGCATATCGGCCTGCATTGGAACAGCCTAGCGACGATGAGCTGGGGCGAGCTCGGCGTGCTGATGCTCAAGGCCAAGGAGTCCGTCGACCAATACGGCGACGAGGAACCGCGGCGCATCTTCAAGCAGAAGCGTCTGGCCTTACCCTGGAGCGAAGAGGGCGGCGAGATGGTGGCGCTGGCGGAGGCCGCGAACTACAAGATGTCCGACCCTTGGGACGCGGAGGCCGCGATCACCCCGAAGGCCCGCGTCGTCGAGCAGAAGGATGCCGTGCCCGGGAGCATCCCTTTCCGCACGATGGGGGTCGACGTCCAGCGTGGCCACTTCTGGGTGACGGTCCGCCGATGGGCTAAGACCGGGCATAGCCGCCTGATGGCCTTCGCCCGCATCGACTCATGGGGCAACGTCGAAGCCTTCGCCAAACAGCACGGCGTCCATCATGCCATGGTGCTCGTCGACTCCGGCGACAATACGACCGAGGTCTACCGCGAGACAGCCAAGCGCAACTGGAAGACGGCCAAGGGCTCTGGCTCCGACGACTTTGCCGTGACCGACAAGTCCGGCAACACGACCCGCCGCTTCTATTCCGAGAAGCAGTCCATCGTCGTCCCTGGCATCCCGCAGCGCGCGATCCTTATCGTCCACTCGGCCACCGCCGGCAAGGACCTCCTGCACGGCCTCCGGGCTCGCCGCGTCTGGACCTATGCCATCGACGCGACCCCCGAGTACGTCGAGCAGCTGAGCGCCGAAGTCCGCGTGAAGGACAAGCGGACCGGGAAGCCCATGTGGATACTTCCCCAGGGCAAGAAGGATAACCATGCCCTCGATACTGAAATCCTCGCCCTGCTGGCCGCCGTCCGCTGGGGCATCGCCGGTCGGGAAACTGCCGAAACCGACTTGCAACCGTCATGACCCTTGGCACGCTATATGCAAGGGTGCGTCGTTTAGTGTCGTGGGAGGAAGAGACTCATGGCGTGGGCTGGGCGGCGCACCCCCCTTTTAACTTCCATTCTCGGCAAGTTTAAATGGCCTCTGGACTCTTTATCGGACTTACGGAGTGCGAACTCCTAGACATCAAAGCCAAGGCGGTCTCCATGATCACCGAAGGTAAGACCTTGATGTCCTATTCCGACTCCGGCTCGTCCGCGTCCAAGCAGTTCGCCATGCCTCCGAAGGAGATGCTCGCCGAGGCCATGTTCGCCCTGAGCCGCCTCGACCCTTCGACCTACGGCGCTCGTCGCACGATCATCTCGACCGACTGGCAGAACCGTCAGGACTAATTTCCATGGCCATCCGCAAGAAGATTAAGACCGTCAGCCTGCGTCCCAAGCCGGTGACGCCTGCCCCGACCGCCCCGCAGCCGCAGGCTTCCTACGGCGACTGGCAGTCCATCGGCGTGACGCGTGCCCGCCGTGCGGCCTACGGCGCCGAACCGCGTGACCTTCGCCGTGACCTGACCCCTTACGACCGCCTGACGATGGTGCGCAAGTGCCGCTGGGCGGAACGTAACTCCGGCCTGTTCAAGCAAATCCTGGCGGACATCTGCCTCTACACCGTGGGCGACGGCATCAAGCCTCAGAGCCACGCGTCGACCCCTGAGATGCAGGAACGCTACGAGGCGTACTTCGCCGAGAAGGCCAAGCGCATCGACATCACGAACCGCTTCTCGTTCTATCAGGCTCAGTCCATCCTGCTGCGTGGCATGATCCGTGACGGTGACTCCTTCGCCGCTAAGGTGCGTAACGGCGCCGGTGAAGCGAAACTCCAGCTGATGGAAGCCCACCGCGTCGGCGACCCTCTCGAAGGCAAGGTGCCCGAAGGTATGCACGACGGCATCCAGTTCGGTCCGTATGGCGAATACATCGCCGTCAACATCTACCGCTCCGACGGCTCGTCCCGCCAAATCCTCGCTCAGTCGATGATGATGGTGGTCGACCAGGAGTATGCGTCCGGCGCCCGTGGCGTCCCGCTGCTCCAGCACTCCATCAACTCCATCCAAGACGAGATGGAAATCTTGGCCCTCGAGAAGCAGGCTGTGAAGGACAACGGCGACGTCACCCGCATCATCAAGAAGGCTGGCGGCATCCTCGACGGCGACATGGCCAACGAACTGGGGGCGACCGGCACAGGCTCTTACGCCAACCTCGCCAACACGATGGGCGGCAAACTTATCGCCCTTGAGCCTGGGGAGGACATGACGTCCTTCCAGAGCAACCGCCCCAACGCCACCTTCACCGGCTTCCTCGCGGCGCTAGAACGCGACATCTCCCAAGGCGTCCTGCCTTACGAGTTCGTCGGCGATTCCTCCAAGCTGGGCGGCGCCACCGTCCGCCTCATCACCGCCAAGGCTGGCCGCGTCTTCTCTAAGTATCAGACCATCATGATTGAGAACTTCTGCGTTCCGACGTGGGGTTACATCATCGGCCAAGGCATTGCCGCCGGCGAACTGCCCGACGACCCGGACTGGAACCGCGTCTCTTGGACGACCCCGAAGAGCGTCACCGTGGACGCTGGCCGCGAAGCCGCGAATGACCGGGCCGACGTCGAGATGGGCTTGCTTTCCATGTCTGAACTCTACGCCCAGCGCGGCCTAGACTTCCGCACCGAGATGGACAAGCGAGCCAACGATATGGCCTTTATCATCGAGAAAGCCAAGACCGCCAAGATTCCGATTTGGATGCTCTACAAGCCCGACTTCAACTGGCTCCAGCAGGGACAAGCCAACAGCCAGATTTCAGAAGTCACGGCTGACAACCTCGACCTCCCTCCGCCCCCGGAGCCCGACCAACCCGCTTCCTAATTTCATTATGCGTTTCCTCACCAACGGACTGTCGGGCCGCGAGCCCCTACTCATCGACCCGACCAAGGCGAAAGACCACGCGGTCCTAGCCGAGAAGTTCGGCTTCACGGATATGCTCGCGCAGCTCTTCGGCGTGGCCCCTAAGCCCTACGTCGTCGACGGCATCGGCATCATCCCGGTCGTCGGCGTGATCGGCAAGGGCCTGTCCCCTCTCGAAAAGATGATGGGCGCCGTGGACGTGAACGAAATCTCCGAGGCTCTGGACGCGTTCGCCGCCAGCCCCGATGTCGAGAAAATCGCCCTGCAAATCTCTTCCCCTGGCGGCACGGTCACCGGCGTCGAGGAGCTGGCCAACAAGGTCCGCTCCTTCGGCAAGCCTACCCTTGCCTACACGGACTCCGAGATGGCGTCCGCCGCTTATTGGATTGGCTCGGCTGCCGACCGCGTCGTCGCCAGCCCGTCCTCCACGGTCGGTTCCATCGGCGTCTACATGGCCATCCCTGACTACTCCGAAGCCGCCAAGATGGCTGGTATTAAGATGGTCGTCATCAAGTCCGGCAAGTTCAAGGGCGCGGGCATCGAAGGCACGTCCCTCGACGAAGGCCAGCTCGGCAACCTCCAAGAGGGCGTCGACACGATCCACGCCGAGTTCAAGGAAGCCGTGAACATGAAGCGCAAGATGGTGAAGGCCGAGGCCATGGAAGGCCAGGTCTTCTCCGGCAAGCAAGCCGCCGCCCAGGGCTTGGTGACGGGCTTGGCTGACTCTTTCAACGACGCCCTGCGTTCGTTCTAATTCCATTAACCGCAAATCTAAGATGACCATCGAAGAGCAACTCCTCGCCGCCACCGCCGCTGTCTCTGGCCTTACCGCCGAGCGCGACGACCTCCGCACCACTGTCGAGAAGATGACGGTCGGCGTCTCTGCCGAACTCGAAAGCCTCAAGGTCGAAGCCGCGTCCAAGGACGCCAAGCTCGCCGAGCTGACCGCCGCCCTCGAAGTGGCCGTCAAGGAGTCCGAGTCCTTCAAGGCCCTCGTCGCCGAGCACGAAGCCAGCAAGGTCAGCGCCTCCAAGGAAGCCGCCAAAATCGTGGCCTCCGTCGGCGTCTCCCCGGTCGAACTCAGCCCTGCGGATGGCAAGCCCACCGCCGAGGCCGTCGACCACCTCGCCACCTTCATGTCCCTGCCCGTCGGCAGCAAGGAGCGTAACGAATACTTCGCCGCTCATAAGCACGCCATCATCAAGGCTTGCATCTAATTTTCCCCTCAACCCTCACCCAATCATAACACATCATGGCTAACTCCATCGTCGCCGCTCCCAGCATCCTCGCTGAAAGCGTCATCGCTTCCCTCAAGGGCAAGCTCCCGGCCCTCCGCGCCTTCTCGTCCGTCTTCACCGCTGCCGAATCCGGCGCCGGCAAGACGGTCCAGGTTCCGCTGATCGGCACCTCCACCGCCACCGAGTTCTCGACCGGCGGCTACCTCACCCAGGACGACGCGACGATCACCGCCGCCAACGTCACCCTCAAGCACTTCAAGGTGTCGAGCCGCTTCTCGCCCCTCGACGTCAAGATGTATGGCGCTCAGTTCCTCTCGAACGCCTTCGTCCCGACCGCCGCCAACGCCCTCGCTGAAAAG